TCATAGACCAGCGGATCGCTCGCGGCGGTGAAGCCGCGCTCGATGTAGCGCTGCACGTCCTGCTTCAGCGTCGCGAATGTCATCGAGGTCGCCATGTCATCCCCCGCACGCGCGGATGATGTCGCGCAGCGCGCGATAGTCGATCACGGCCCGAGCCATCGCGCTGCCCTGCGGTGCGGCCTCAAGCTCGTCCGCGAGCCGCTCCATGAACGGCTGGTCGTATGCCTTCAGGGGCGGGCACACGGTCTTCACCGTCGTGCCGCAGGCCGCGATGAGGCTAGAAGCGACCAGCGCGCAGATCCTTGACCACATCGTCCTTGTCCTTCGGGGCGGCGACGGCGGCGTCGAGCATTCGCTCGTTGCTCTTCGCGGATTCGGCGGCGACCTCGTTGCGCGCGTTGCTCTTGCCGCGCTGGTACACCGAGAGAAAGGCGATGAGAGCGCCGATGGCAGCCATTGCCCAGCCCAGAGCCTTCGAGGAGATCAGCTTGATCCAGATCATCGGTCACCTTCTGCGCGCCTCTTGCGCTGGTCATAGATGAACCAGCACAAGGTTACCACGACGGTGATGCCGAGGACAGAAATCAGAACGTGCGGGCTGATGCCGACCTCCGACAGACCATCCCAGATCGACGAGATCTGGGCAACAGCCTGCTGCGCGGCGGTGAGCGCGGCACCCGCACCAGCGGCGATGGCAGCGACCGGCGGCTTGGTCTCGGGGTCTTTCGCCTCGGGCGTCGCGCGCGTCGTCTGCTCCTCGCCGCGCGTCGGCGTCAGGTAGAGCGCGGCCTCCGCCGCACGCCGCCGCGTCAGCCCCGCCCTCACCTTGCCGCCTGCCTTGTTCCACATCGCGAATGCGTTCGCCGCCTCGGCGAACTTGCCCTCGTTGTGGAGCCGCAGCACGCTGCTCTGGCGGAACCCCGGGCGCTCGCCCTTCTTCGGCGCGCTGCCTCGATACCCGAGGCCGATGTTGTACGCGAGGCTCACCATCGCGGCGAACTGGTTCGGGTTTGGCCGAACGATGCAGGCGCTGCGGACCTCCATGCCAAACTGCGTCACGGTGGCGACGAGCGCGCTGTCGGCGCGCTCCTGCGTCCATACCGTGTCGGCGTCGATCCCCGGCCCTGTCTGGCCCCAGCCGACCGTCCACACGGGAGGGTTCGCGAGCGTGTCGAGATATGCCTTGAGCTTGCACCTCTCGAACTCCTTGATGAGGTCGAAGCCAGCTTCGTTGATCATGGCTTGTCGGCCTTGCCGTCGAGCTTGTCGAAGATCTTCTGGATGAGCGCCTTGATCTCTCCAAGCTCGTCCTTGCGAACGTAGTCGCGCGGCAGCGCGACCTCGATCTTGTGAAGGTCGCGGCGAAGTTCCTTCACTGCATCCCATATTTGTCTGGCGAACCAGCCGATGACGGCGAGGATCGCCCCGCCCGCTAGGTTCACGATGCTCTGGTAGTCGATCACGTCTCAACCTCCTCGTCAGGCCGCACGAATGGCAGCACGATGTTCTCCGTCTCGCGCGCGGGCAGACGATAGGGATCGTACTGGTCGCGGTCTTCCTTGCAGACCTTCAGGCCGGGGATGTTCGGGTCGTCGAGAAGCTCGTGCAGGGGCATCTTGCGCGAGCAGCGTCCGCAGATGCCGATGCCGAGCGTCGGGTTGCCTGTCGTGTCGAGGAACAGCGGCACCGCATCACCTCGTGTAAACGCGGATCGACGGTGCCCAGCGGATCGGGCTGTTGTCGCGCTCTTCGTCCTCCGCCGCGCGCAGCGCCCTGTCCGCGAGCGCCAGCAGCTTCGTCTCGCGCTCGTCAGGCACCTCGGGCAGCAGCGCGGCGAGGCGCGAGGCGAGCTGAAGGACGACGGCCTCGTACCAGCGCTGCGGGATGTCGAGCGTCTGCGGCAGCGTGCCGACATCCATGATGTAGCGCTTGCGCCACATCTCGATCTGCGCGTAGCGGTGACCGTTGTCGGTGACCGGCCAGAGATTGAAGACCGGCGCGTCGCGCTGGCGGTCGAACCAGAACTGGAGCGGGCGACCGAGGAAGGTGCGGTTGGTGAACGCGGTGTAGTTGTCGCGGTTGAGGCGCGACATCGGGATTGCCATCGGCATGTTGCCGATGAAGATCTCTCGCACGACGATGGTGCCGCTCACCGCGCGCACGCGGAAGTAGGGCGCGGCGATGTTGCCGTCGAGGTCGAACCACTCCCAGACGTTGTCGCTGAATGCCTGAGCCGCGACCGTCGTGACCGTCGTCCACGTCACGCCATCGTCGCTGCGCTCGAACGCGAGCGAGAGCGTGCCGCTTGCGCCGGGTAGGTATCCGACCGTCGATGGCGCGGTTGCGCTCGACCATTGCGCGACGACCGAGCCGCCGGGGGAGGTCTGCGTGAGGATGGTGCTGAAGTCGTCGTCGAAGGCTTCGGCTACCGCGCCGCCAGCCGTCGAGGAGTAGGTGCCGCTCAGGCGCGTGAGCGTGCGGAGGTTGATGTTCAGCACGTCCACCGTGCCGACGAGCGCGGAGATCTGCGCCTGCCCCTCGTAGAGCGGCACCAGCTTGCGCTCGATGCACCATAGCTGGATGCCACGGTTCGCGAAGCTGGAGAGCGTCAGCCAAAGCTGATCGCGCGCGACCTCAAGCTGCTCGGCGGCGAACTGCTGCGGCGTGAGCTTGCAGTAGCGCACCGCGTGGTCGATGACCTTCCGCGTCTCGAACGTGGTTGCGCTGATCGTGCCGGAGACGGCCATGATTCACCACTTGCAGGACGACTTCACCGATCCGCCCGTGGCCCGCCGCTGCGGCAGTCCCTTGGTGCCCTTCTTCTTATCAGCTTCGGAGAAGTCGCGTCCAACGGATTGCGGGATCCCCGCCTTCTTCGCGAAGGCGGGGTTGTGCGCGACCGCCTGCATCAGGCGGGCCTGAGCCTTGGATCGGCTCGGCATCAGCACTTCCCGCCGCCGTACATCGGCTTGCGCTGGTGCGTCGGCATCCCGCCCCGGGCGAGCTTCGTCATCGGCTTGCCGGGATGCATCGACGCCTCGTGCTTGTGGACGGCCCGCTTCACGAGCTTCTTGTCCATCGCCACGTCGGAGTGCGCCGCGCCGCCGTGCTTCATCCCGCCGGGGATGCGCGCCCGCGCCATCAGGTCAGGCGCACCCTTCACCTTGGGAGGCTTCGCCATCGCGCCCAGAGCGCCCTTGGAAGCGCCTTTCGACGCGGGGGGCATCTTGGTGGGGGCCGGGGCGAAACTCGCTTCCTGCCCCCCTTCCAGCCCCGCCACGGGGGCCTTCCTGACCTTGCCGCCCCCGGCGTAGAACTGGACGAGGCGGCGACCGCCGCCCTCGCCCTTTGCGGGGAGGTTCTTCAGCGACGACCCGCCCTTGCCGAAGGCGAACTCGCCGTAGCGCAGCGTCTTGCCCATGTCACTTCCATCCTTTCTTCATCGCCGAATAGGCGCTCTTCGAGATCGTGGACTTGCCTTTCGGGCGACTATCGCCTTCGAGGCGCTGGATGTTGATGTTCCGCACGAGGGACGGCTTCTGAGCCTTGAGCGAGCGGAGCTTCTCCGACTTCGTCTTCACGTCAGCAGTTCCACTTTCTTAAATAGGCCGCAATCTGGTCGGCACGTTGAGAGCTATCAAGCACATTGCCCGCTGCCAAATTGCACCGCCCGCACAATATGGAACGAACTAAGCCGGTTTTGTGGTTGTGGTCAACACAAGCGCGATCAGTCTTTAAGCCAGTCTCGCTAAATTTACTGCCGCAGCAAGCGCATTTGTTGCCCTGCTCATCCAGCATCTGCTTAAAACGCTCTTTAGTGATCCCATACTTGGTCGGCAGATTGTAGTGGCGAGTGTGGACGCGCGTGCATGGACGACAAGCGTAATTCAGCCCAGTTTTTTGCTGTTTGTTTTTGTTAAACTCGGTTGGCTGCTTCCACTCTCGGCATTTGCTGCACCGATAGCGACCAGAGCCGTCTGGCTCTTTAGGGACGCGCCCCCAATCTCTGGAGTTTAGTTGCATCGCCACGCCCGCAGGCTCTTGTTGATGCGCGAATTCGGATCGCGCGCCGTCTCCGAACTCGTGAGCTTCGACTTCATGCCGCTCATGCGCGCGCAGAAGCTCTTGCGGCGCGAGGCGTCCTTCTCCGACTTCG